TCCTTACCAACCAGTCGATACTCAGTGACCTTCTTGTCACCTTTGATGTGTCCGACTGGTTCTTTTAATTTCTGTGTTTCTGTAGGGCACTCAGGTATTTTTGGTTGTTTAGTTTCTGCCTTTGGTGTTTCTGTCTCTGGCTTCTCTGGTGGTTTTACTGGAGGAACATTAGGTTCGTACTCATACTTTAGTTTATCTTTATTGTAATCAATAGGATTAAATGATGGCATCTGACCATCACAATATGTCTTGACGCCTTTCGGATCGTCAGTCTTTAGATTTTCATTTTTACCATCATCCCGTTCGTGAGCTTCTACACAGCCAGGGATATCAATAATAGGTACACCAATTTGTTGTGTAACTGGTGGATAGATTGGTATTGCCTGGGGTGGGCTAGATGTTAACCACTCAGGGATATCTGGAATACCTATCTGATTAATGTTAATGTCAATATCACGAATGTTGGGCATCAGCAGTCATTAAATACTGTTCCAACTTGTGAACCAAGTTCTGATCCTGCTTTCTGTCCTAGAAGCAGTGCCCATCCACCTGCTAACCATCCAACATAAGGGATACCAGAGAGTGCAGGGACAGCGACACCAGCGGCAATAGCACTACCTGCCATCGCACCTTGTGACCGTGCTCCAGCGTCCGCCGCGATACACTCGGCGCTTACACCTCCTGTCTTTCCCACTTCACCTATTGCACCTCCCCCGATGTTGCGGGTTCCGTCCATAGTGTACTGGTCACGGCGAAACTCACGACGCATCTCTGTTGTAGGACCAAACAGTCCACGCTTGTCCTTATCTAGACTCAAAGATCTATCGGACTCAAGGACTGTCGGATCGTTTGCTTTGTATTTAATTTTATACCCATCCTTAGTTGCTTCTACTTCATATGATGAGTAGTCACCCCTAGGAAACTGAATTGCAGGAAACTCTGGAACTGAGTTATCTTTAATCAGATAACCCAGCAATCCAATATGTGCTACTGCAAATAGACTTCCTGCGGCAATCGCAACAGTCTTTAGCGGTTTCATAATCCTGGTACTTGAATAGGTACAGGTCCTTCAGTTGCAGATGGCAACGATGGAACTGCACTGTCCAACATCCCAGGAATAGCATCAGTTACTGCTGCGGTAACTGCCTTAGTGATGCGCTCTCTTGCTTGTTCAGCAAGTGCTTCTCTATTGAGATACACATACGTACCACCACCAATGATAGAGACAGTCCCTAAAAAGGAAACTACTGCTAGTGCGTTAATTAGTTTTTGCATAATCACATTTTGTAAGTGTCGTCGGTAGTAATCTTAAGTGGTGCTTGTTCAACTTTAATAGTTTGAACGGGACCAGAAGATTTTGCAGCTTCGATTAGTTTTTCCAAATCTGCTTTAGTGATACCGCCAGCAGGACCTGCTGCAGCGTTTGCACCATTCATCTTCATAGTACCATCACCAGATTTCTTTGCCGTTTGAACCCCGAACGTAGCTAAAACCCCAGTGAACACGGAGGCTATGAAGGTCGGATCGAGATCTTGTTCAGGAAACTGAAGTGCTTTAGGAAGATCTACATATGCTAAGGTAAGGATACCACCAGACCATACTAAAATTCCTAACCTTACGAATGTAGACAAGATAGCAAGTTGCTCTTCCTTGTCTTCAGATGCCTCTTTGAGTTTACCGAATATACCCTTCTTTTTGGGTTCCTCGGTTTTTACTTCTTCGGACATTCGTAAAAAGCGTGGCAGCTCTATTTATTATCTAGCAACCCTCACAGTCATCCTTCTTCCACTTCTTACGTACGCGCTTTAATTCTTTGAGTTCGATCTTAATATTTTCATAAGCAGTCTCGGCATCGATCTTCTTTGCCAATTCCATAGCACAAATCATTCCAACACGAGTGCCGAAAAGTTGTACTGCCTTATCATAACAATCTTGATCGTCGTACATACTAAGCTGATTCCACTTTCTTTTTGCCAATATTATACTTGCTTTCAAGTATCCATTCACTCTTCTCCTTAAAGGCGATGACTTTGATTTGATTGAGCGGAGCAACGTCTTCAATCTTATCGTCGGTAACGATACCGATAAGTCCCCAATCGGACAAAAGTTTTGCAATGCGATTCCTCCTCTGGATGTCGTTGCTGGTTAGGTTGGCGTGTTTGCCATCCAGCGCGAACAACTCCTTGAAGTGTACGATGTAATACTTTCCCTTCTTATGAAGAATATGACAGGACTGAAATAGTTTCTTCTCTTTACGAGAAGCCACACCAATCCTAGTAAGGGTCTCACGTACCTTCAGAAAATCATCTGGTTGATGAAGAGTAACCTCTACCATCATCTCTGGATCCCAAGCAATATCTTGAGCTTGATCCATCATCCTTTTCCTCCTGTATTCATTTTTGATCTAATCAATTCAATCTGATCTTTGGTCAGAATTCGCAACGCATCCCGTGCTTTTTCATCTGAATACTTGAAGTATTTTTTGATGAGGTCAAAGTCTTCGACTTGTTCCTTCTTTTGCCAGGGAGAGAAACGGCGTTTCTTTCTAAGAGTATTTAGATAAAACGAATATTGAAGATCATTGTCAAGACCGTGCCAACGATTCATCTCGTTGACTAGGAGAACAGCATCAATGTGCCCAGACAAACAACGATTCACAATGTATGCTGGATACTTTTTCATCCAGTCATCTCCACGCTCACGAAGATCTTCTTTGCTAAAGTTGACGCTAGTTAGATAATCGCCAAGTGGATACTTACTCATAGGATGTCAGAGATGCTGATGTCGTCAGTTGGGTGTGATTGAAAAACAATACTATATCTTCGTGGATAACCATCACGTACAGGAGGACGTGCAAGATGAGGGATAGTTGAATCAAACTTGATCAGTCTACCTGCTCTAGGGAGAACTGACTTAACTATATCATCAGTTTCACTATCGACAAATATAGTTTCTCCACCCATATCAACTGACCACTCAGGATTCACATACAAAAGATATGTAATTCCTTTGGGACTAAATGAATCAACGTGAGGTGATGGAGAGTCACCGTGACGAAAACAGTTGTACAGACATTTCTTTGCTCTAGGTTTACCTATCGCTTCATAGATCTTGGTAGCGATGGGTTCCAGTTCGTCCATAGTAAACGTGTTGCCCAGCGTATAGTTTGCTCCAGTATCAGGACTATCTGCTAGACGCTGCCACCCACTGTACATATCCAGATAATAATATGCTTCCTGGCAGAGACGACGTGGGATAGCATTATCAATAACTTCAATCATTAAGGAGTTGTTCGATGACGGTTTGGTTTTTGTAATTTGTGATCAACAACTCTTGCTTAGATTTGTTGTCGTGACGGTGTTGCATACCGTACGTTATAGAGAACTTCGTTTGATTGAAATCGGAGAAGAGTTGTTCGATGTTCTCATTGATGTTGTAGGTACACATCCACCAAAACTTAGATCTTTGACAGTCGATGGCAAATTGCCTGTGGTCAAATCCCTTGTGCATAGTGCCTCCCTTTCCACCATAGAGAAAGTCCTTAATGTCATAAGGAGGGTCCAGGAATAGAAAGGGGTCATCAGTATCTTCGAGTGCCATAACATATGTATAGTTCTCGTTTGTAATCTTCCAGTTTTGTATCAACTCAGAATACTCAGGAAGACGACGTGCACCACGCAAAGTGAAGTTCTGGTTTGATGCTTGAGGAGAAAACGATGAGTTCTCAGTCAATCCAGAATATGAACACTTGTTCATAATCCAGAAATAAACTGCTGACATCAGTTCATTCGTTTGATCGATTTGATCTTTAGCAGTCAGGAACAGGTCACGTGCCTTATCAGGTGTGTCATACTCGTTCTTGAAATGACACAACAGATCAGACAGTTCTTCACCGCGCTCTTGCAGTTGAACCCAGAAGTTGTAGAGATGAACGTACTTGTCATTTACCCAGACAGGAATCTCAGGATACCTCTTGGTAAATTCAATCGCTACAGATCCACCACCAAGAAAAGGTTCACGATATTCTGTGAATGTTTTGGGCAATCCATCTACTAGCATCTTTGCTACTCTGGACTTGCCACCAGGATACCTAAGAGGCGTCTTGAGGGATTTCATAATCAGGTTGATGGTACTTCAAGTATTCCCAGAATGTAAGTTTCATTTCTTTCTGGGTCATTCCACAATGCCTAGCAGCAGTGGGCAGATTCATTGTAGCACGAAAAAGTGCTTGGTTTGCTTCTTCCACATTTTGTGGTGTTGTCTTGACCTTTGGGTCAATAAGTTTGGTCTTGTCAATTTGTACTAGACCCATTAATAAGATGCCTCCATTCCTTGCACACTGATATTACCAGATACCGATATGCGTTGTCCAGAGGATTTGAATGGATACACATAATGATTCAACCAGTTTGGGAAGATGAACACGTCACCCTTCTCTGGTTTGATAGGTCCATAGACACTCCTTGACCCTGGCAATTTCTCCCCGTAGGTAAAGTGTATAGCGCCTGCAGCAGGAGACTCATCGTACATCCCATCAGGAACATCAACAAAGGCGACAAAACTAAAATCTCCATCGTGACTGTGTACAGGTTGCCAATCTCCAGCAACCGAAAAGTTTACCCAGATCGGTTCGCAATCAAGCATACACCGATCACCATTTACTTTACCCAAGTAATCACGAGTCATACCGTGAATTGATCTAAGAACTTCATCACTTGGATAGATGAATAACTGATCCTCAACTTCACCTACCAGAATACCAGAAGCATCACCACCTTCTACTGCCGCATCAAAAGCATTAGCAAGTAGTTGCTTCCTCACAATTTCTGTGAGTTTGCCCTTATAGATGTAGGGACCAAAAGGAGAGATAATCATTTCGCGTTCACTTTGAGATTTACCATATTCTGACCGTACGGTCCAAAGTTTACACCACCATCTGGGAGACAATTCCAAGCAATAGCAGCACGTGGTTCAGGACCGTGATGAGGTACAGACCAGTGTATCATCCAACTTGGCCAGATCAATAGTTGACCAGGTGTAGGTTCAATAGCAACGGCGTTCTCGTACGTACCACTGATGATCTCCATCTGGTTCATCGTACGTGCCGTGAGAGGGTCCTGGAAGACCGTAGGAGACCCCTCTGTGAGGTAATAGATGCCAGAGAAGTATGCGAAGGGATGTCTGTGTGCCTGATGGCATCCACCACTGTCAGGACCACTTACGTTACCCCAAGAAAGACAGACCTTAAAGTCACCTTGGAACTGCAGTTGTTCTTCTTCCTTGATCTCTGCAAGGCACTTCTCAAACCACTGATGCAGTTCAGTAAACTCTTCTCTCTCGTGCAAGTCTCCCTTGGTAGTCTCAACCATATTAGGGATATTAAACAACCCACGCTCCAACTCCATAAGAGTCTCAAGCGTGGGTGCTACCAAATCCTTATTATCAAATGAGTAAAACTTAACTGGAAAGAACTCGTGACTGTCCATAATAATTAATGTTCAAGATAGTACGGTCTTTATGGAACATAGGAGCATTACCCGAATGATACCGAAGACCGTCAAAGATAACATACTTACCCTTTTCAGGATCAATATATTGTTTTGGGGTGACCTTATCAGGAGGAGTTCCATCATAGGTCTCCTTGTATATAGCAGTTGCACCATCACTATTATTTACGTAGTAGATCATCACATAATGAGGTAATGGTGAATCTACGTGTGGTTGAGTTGGTGGTACAAAATCTTTCGTAACTTTAGCGGCACGTACTCGAATCAACTCACTGAAATCTATATCAGGTTCGTTACGGATGACCCACTGCCACAGATCATTGAACACAATGTCATATGCATTCGATTGTATCTGGTTGTCTGTCAAGATTATATGCGCGAAATACGGATGCTCTTCATACCCCTTGAGTTGAAGAACTTCCGCATTGCCGTTGTATTTGGATGTGAATTCCTGATAGAACCAGGGAAAGGTATTGTCCCTGCAAAGAACTTCATAAATGTGATCACTGATTTTCTCAGGGACGTAACCTACCTTGATCATAGAATTAGTTTTTTCTTGTCAGGAGTTGCAATAGGAGAGAACATCTCTTTGTATTGATCCACGATACTGTCTTGAGTCTCTGCAATGTAGACCACGTACGATCGTGGGATGTCAATCTCAGTTCCCCTACCTTTCAGGATAGGAGACCAGGGAGCAAATGCCAAGGTCGATTGAGAAGAAGGTACTCCCACAATCGGGTTGACAATAGTGATGCTGTTTTCATCTTCATTAGTTAGGTCGGCAACAACATCTTCGCCAGACCACATACGGATTAGTTTTACGTTCATTTGAATTGACACTGCATCATAATTTCAGTTAGAAATGCCACCAAGTTGATCTCTTGGTCAGCAACGAAAGCAGACTTGTACTGATACTCACCGATGATGAGAACTGCTTGGGGAATGCTTTGAGGTTGGAGGTAGTCATAGAGAGAATCGTAGATACTCCTGATAATCGAATTGGGTTCATTGTCAAGGTTTTGTACTACCCACTTACGCATCTTAGTAAACTCTTTGTTCTTTAGATGAGTGCAAAGATCAGATACGTTGGTGGTTGCATTACCAAGAATGCCAGTATTGATTTCACCCTGAGCAGCATACCTCTGCAACTCATTAAGAGTACGTCGGAAGTCAGGGAAATACTTCTGGACTAGCGCCGCCAGAACGCGAGGTTCTGAATTGATCCGTTCCTTCTCAAGGATCTCTTGGACCCTCTTGAAGAAGTTTGCTGCGAGTTGTTGCTTGTTCCCTCCAGTGAACTCAACCACTGAGCAACGGGAATGAAGCGGTTCGATAATCTTGTTCTTGTAATTACAGGTAAAGATAAATCGACAGTTTCGACTAAACTCCTCAATAGACGCCCGTAGGAGGAGTTGTACGTCGTGGGTTGTGTTATCTGCTTCATCAATGATGATGACTTTGTGTTTAGCAGTTGATGAAAGCGAGACGGTCGAAGCGAAGTTCTTCGCATTGTTTCGGACAGTATCGAGGAAGCGTCCCTCGTCCGATCCATTGATGACATAGTAGTCTGCTCCAAGTTGTTCACAGAGTGCTTTCGCAACTGTAGTTTTACCGATGCCAGGAGGACCTGCCAACAGCAGGTTGGGAATCTCACCCTTCTCTACAAACTTGTTCATCACTTCCTTAGTTGAATCAGGAAGGATGCAGTCGTCAATAGTTTTGGGGCGATACTTCTCAACCCAGAGGAATTCACTCATTTCTTCTCCTTTTGTTTCTTTAACCACTCTTGGAATGCTTTCTTACCTGCCTCTACTTTCCACCAGGGAGCATAGAGGGGACCTTTGTAGTCCTTAGTCATTGGGAATCAGGTTCCAGAGCGATAAAGTAATTCAGTTTCTGACGGATGTTATCTTCATCCACCTGAACGAACTCGGCAACGCGAGAACCATAGATGGAAACACAATAGCGTTCTGGTTGAAGACGGAGGTTCTCAACCTTGAAACAGACGCAGAGGTCTTCATCAAGAGAACACTCACCGACAGGAACTTCGTACGTGTTGCTGGTGTCGTTCTTCTTGTCACATACACGCAAGGTCAATTTGCCGTGACGTGAATAGAGACAGAGATCGGGCACCTGATAAACATTAGCAGCACGGAGGAGACTGTCAAGTTGACCTGGTTCCAGAATGAAGGATACCCGACGCTCGTCAGGTGGTTCCAGATCTTTCTGAGGAGGTTGTACAACCAGGTCAGGATCAGAGAAGAAGTAGTTCGTATAGGACTTGGACTTCTCGTCACGGATTACAACCTTTCCATCTTGCTCGAAGTCAAGGACTGGAGTCTCAAAGAGTGAGAGACCAGAGAGAAATATACCCAGGTCGTAGATCGCCATCTGAGCAGGGAACTCTTCTTTAACTTCAGTAGAAGCAAAGATGTTCTTGTTGACAGAAATAGTACGGATCTTAGAACCAGGATTGATAACAATCGATTTGTTGATCGTAGCAAAGTTCTTGAGAGTATTGAAAGTATTTTTGGTGAGTGTAACTCGTGTCATTGAGGATAGGTGTCTGTAACTCTGGTTTTGTCGCTGAAGTGCAAGAGGAGCATACCGTAATGCAGGATCTTGATAATGTCCCTGCGGGCGGTGCCCTTCTTATCATAACGTGAAGCGTACTTAAGAATGTTGGATCTACAGAATGCTTCAGCGTCTCCACAGGACTCGATTAGATCGAGTGTCTGTATCTTATCATTACCTGCACTGTAATGTCCAGCGTAGGTGCTTGAGATGTAATCTCGGAGTTCCTTGAGGATCTCGTCCTCATTGTACTTAAACGACATAACCATACTGTTCGCGAAGGATCTTTTTGTAGGGAAGGTCTTGCTCTCGCAACTCCTTCACTAACTTCAACTTTTGATATAGGGCAGGATCACCTCCTAATCTCAGTGCCCCGATAATACTACCGAGTTCATCATCATTAATTGGGAGATCCATAAAGGGGGGTCTTTGACAACCCCCCAATAATATCACTCATCCTTGTTGAAGTCAACGTCAATCTTGTCGTAAAGTTCAATGAATGCCTGCTTGGTCTCATCGTCGAAACGGTTGATGCTGTACTTGATAGCATCTTCCTTGCTGCCAAAGATGGCAAATGCATTCACAACGTGAACCAGACGACGAGTAGAGATCACCTCATCGATACCACCATCGTAGAAGGTCTTACGGATGACCTGTGCCCAGTCAGCAAGGCGGTTGACGAAGTTAGTATCGTCACAGATCTTGCTGAGGATCTTTGCTTCGACTTGGGGTGAGGGATACTCTTGCTCCAGGGTGATAGCGAAACGCTCTAGGAACGCTTCATTGAGAACATTGGTTCCAATAAAGCGACCGTCATCGCTGCCTTTACCCTTAGTATTTGCAGTTGCAATAACATTGAATCCTTTTTGTGCTTTTACGTACTTACCGATTTTCTTGAGGAAGACACCCTTACCTTCGAGAACAGATTGAAGGCAGAGGATCTTGTTAGAAGCGAGGTCTACTTCGTCTAGAAGCAGCACAGCTCCCCTCTCCAGAGCATCGACGACTGGTCCATTATGCCAGACAGTTTCGCCGTTAACAAGACGGAACCCACCAATAAGATCATCCTCGTCAGTTTCAACGGTGATGTTTACACGAATGAACTCCCTATTTAGTTGAGCACACGCTTGCTCTACAGAGAAGGTCTTACCGTTTCCTGACAGACCAGAGATGAAGGTGGGGTAGAAGATGCCAGACTTCAGGATCTTCTTAATGGCATTGAAGTTGCCGAAGGGTACGTAGTTAGGATCCTTGACGGGAACCAGCACCTGTTCAACAGCAGGTGCAACTGCAGGAGCATTATAGGTCTGCTCCAGTTTTTCTGCAACAGTCAGGTTCCACTTGCCGATACCCGCCTTGTGATCCTTAAGACGCTTCTTAACGGTAGCGAAAGAACAGTCGAAGTGCTCAGCAGCAGCGAGCAGTTCAGGAGTGCCTACGGTCTCGCCGTGCTTTTCGGAGAGATAGGAAACGATGTCTTGGGTGGTCACAGGATGAGGAGCGAACATTGATTTGCTTTGTTTGGTATGTATATAAGATACCAAGAAAAAACCGCCCAGTGGGCGGTTGGTGGACACTTATGCAACTGTCTGGATGAAGGTGGAAATCAACCGCTTGTTTGCCTTCTTAGATTTGAACATCTTTTTGAATGCTGCGGTGAGTTGACTTCGAGACGCTTCACCAGATTCATAATTGTCAAGTGTCGATGAATCTTCCCTAATTGAGTTGTTAGGGATCACGTACAGTTGATCGTAACCAAGTGCTTCCGTGTTGACGAACTTGTTCTTCTTATATGTAGCGCGAAGAGATTCGCGTACGTCAGTGTCCCATTCAGAAATGTAGTTGAAATAACTGAATACTTCACGAGGAGCAATCAAACGGAATCCAAGAACTTTTACATCAGGATAGTTATCCTTGATATTTTCCAGGAGACACTTAGTGGTGTCAGTAGGATAATTCATCTTAGGATACATCTTACCAATCTTACGATCACGGATCTGACAGTTCCTACCAATGGAGTTGGCATACATCCGACCATTGTACGTATAACGATCAGTGTAATACTGTGCACCCGCTGCTTCACCATCAGTCAGAACACACAGAGTAACTTTCTGCACACGCTTTTTCATCTCTTTCAGGAGAGTGGGCATACAGATCAACGCTTCATTCAAAGGAGTTCCTGAGAGGTTGTGACCAGGAGTAACAGAGAAAGAGAACACGTGGTAGTAACCCCTGTACCCTACAGCACCAGCATTGTAGAACAGATAACGGAATGACTCTTCCAGATCCTGCTTCTTCTGCTTAGAAGAACAGAGGTGCATCAGGGCAAAATCGTTGTGGATGGCAAACTCACCGTTGACTGGTTTGACGATTGATTCAGCACGATGCTCATAACTATCCGTGACACCATTCTTCTGCATACGCGCTGCTGCTTGGAATCCATCGTTAGTGAAAGCATAGACATCAAAGGGGATGCCAACCTTCTGACAGAACCAGCAAAGTTGCAAGACTTGATTGACGGTATCGATGATGCAGTTGCTCATAGAACCCGACCAGTCCAGCAGGAAGATCATACCGTGGTTCTTGCCCTGAGGAAGTACGGTGACCTTCTTGAAAAGATCATCATTGTACTTGTAGGTATGGAGTTTAGTGGTATCAAGAATACCTGTACGTGCACTGGTA